TTATAACATAATGATAAACGATACCGTCATGTCCGAGTTGTTTATGTATATTGTTTATTTCAATTGAACCAATATCTTTGTTTTCTGCAGTTTCAGTCGCATGTATAATTACTTCTGAGATAGGTCTAAAGATTGCCATCATTTCTGAGTTAAGTTCTTCTACAGATGCGACATAAGTAAATGCATCATCTCCAGTTCTTTCTCCAGCCCACTTAGGTATATTTTCTCCTATTGGTACTGGTTCTCCATAAAAGTCCGCATCTTTTACTAACGTACCTGATATAGTTGGATTTAATTCTTTAACTAACTTATCAACAATGTCTATTTTATTAAGTGTATCACTTTTCTCCTCTGCAGTTGCACCATTTTCATCTAAGTTTTTTTCTACATTATTTTTAAAATCGGTTGCACTTGTTCCCGATGCGTTATTGACTGCATCTTTACCCTTTTCACTTAAACTTGTTTCATTAACAATATTTTTAGTTGCTTCTCCTTTTTTTCCGTCTGCAACATTCTTTTTAACCTCTTCTAATTTATCATCATTTACTACTTTACCTAAATTATTTTGAATTTTATTTTTTATAGTTTCACCTACCTTCTCTGTAATGTCTTGTAGTACACCCCCAACAATAAGACCCGTTGCAATCTTACCAAGATTATCTTTTACAAAACCTTTTGCTTTGTCAACAAAACCTGATAACTTATCTTTGAAAGCTGCGACAGTTCCTACAATTGCAGCTATTGATGCAATCTTTGCCAGTTTTGCTTTTGCAACTTTGGTCTTTGCAGATAGTGCTTTGTTTCCACTAAGAATTTCTGTCTGGTCTGCTAAATCTTCTGGATTAGGTATAAAGTTATTAAGGTCTGGTAAACCACTTATTTTACTTGCAAGTACTGACAATGCCTTATCCTTTGCATTACCTGATAGTTGATTTTGTACAAACTTAACTCCACCAGCAGCATTATGTAATGTTTTAATTGCACCGTTTGTTTGTCCTAATAACTCTTGACCTTTTTTAAATGCGGCATCAAGACCTTCTGGACTTCCTGAACCCACTAAGTTCATACCAAACTTTTGTTTCTCGGTTTTCAATGAAGGGTGTCCAGTCAAACTTGCAATCAAATCTGATATAGGTTGATTACTATCTCCCCCAGTAATTGTTGCAGTGGGTGTTCCAGTACCGTCTGTTATGGTTGCAAAGTTATTAGTAAAGTTTACCGTTCCCGCAGTAAGTAATTCTGTTTTAGGGTCTATTAAAGTTTCTGTAGAGAATGCTTCTTCTGGAACAATTTCACATGCACCTTCTCCTTGAATAACTTGTCCTTTAAAAGACTCTACCGTTTCGAGTGATTTAATACTTTCAGGAATTTTAAATTCAGTACCTACCGTTGTATTTCTACCTGCTTGGAGTCTTTCACGGACTTCTTCAAAATCCCTATTTTCCAATGCAGATAAAGCATCTTCTTTATCTAAACCTTGAAGTTGTTGGTTTATTTGGTTTTTTAAGTTTCTTGTATTTCTACTCATTATCTTCTTTTAACTCTCTTGCTTTGTCTTCTATCAAACCAATTAATTCTTCTCGTTCTTTTATACTTCTACTATCAAGATAATCTTTTGCAACTATCTGACATGCACCGTCATCTGCATCAAGTTTTTCAGTTGCAAGTAGTTTTATGTTTGCATCTGTTTTATAGGTATTTAGTTCAAATGCAACAAAGAATAACTGCACGGTAAACCTTTTAGATAAATCACTAAATCTTTTTAATCTTCTAAACCTAGTTTCTTCCCAATCGCAAAGTCCCGTACCACCCGTTAACATTCTAGACTTTATAAACAAACCCGATGTAAGTGCAAGTGCTTGGTTTTCAGTATATCCTATGTTTATAAAAAACTGAACTGCATACTTAACACGACTATCCTGAGCACCCGCAAATTTAAGTTGACCTTCTACCGTAGTATCGTTTTCATCATCAACATCAAAATCAGGAGTAAAAAAACCTACAAATTTTTGGAATACATTTGAAGGTTTACTGTCATCTCCAACATCTTCAAACTGTTGATTGTTTTGTATTAAGGTTGGTATTTCTATATGTGGTAATGAACCAACTACAATTGGTGTTTGTGATTGGTCTCCGTCCATAAAGAAACCAAAGACCAATGCGTTTGCTTGTAGTTTAGGTATTTTACCAATACCAGACATTCCACCTTCTGTAGTAGGAAGTACACATTGAGCCCAAGGTAAATCTTGTTGTGGTAATAAGTATGTTTCTGGAGAATGTAGTCCGTGTACTCTTATCTTTACTCGTCCCTCAAGTCCAAAAGGTGGACTTGCATCTATGACAATCGCAATAAACCAACGGACATTGTCTCCGTAAAAATCACTAGGTATCGGATTATCGTACATTATATTATTCTTTTACCTCTTAATATTGTTCTTTGAGTTTTTGTTTTTTTAATATTTGGTTTTTGTTTTGCACCTCTACCCGAGAACTGAGACTCTTTAGTACCTTTTCTTTCGAGTTTACATACGGTCATGGTCACTTCATGTGAAGTTTCTCTAAAGGTATGTCTTAGGTCATGAATTAAATAATGTCCAGATTTATTCTGGTCAAGTGTATTGTCTTCGTTCGTGGCATTTTCTGTGTTATCGTTTCTTACATTTAAATTAACAATGTCACCCACTGCAGCTTTACCTACCAAGAATGCAGTGCCAGGAACTACAACAGTTCTCATATTTTTAAACAATAAATTTTTAACTGCAGTTCCTTCTAGTTTCTTTAAATGCAATGGTTTATCGTATTCATCATGATATGATTTATACTCTCCATATGTACCACTTGATACTACATTGTGTATAATAGAACTACTATACTCATTTAATTTTTTATCTTTTAATTTAAACTTATCGTCAAAAACATTCTGAAACCTTTTATCGATTGTACCTTCATTACTTAGATTAGTCAGTAAAGTATCTACATCAAATTTTTTCATAAATATCTGACCAGTATTTAAGTTTGTGACACAATAGTCTGCACTTATACTTCCTGCTTGTGCGAGTGCAAGTGTGTCCGAACTTCCCCCTTCTTCAATAACTTTTATGGTAAATCCTTGTGCAAAATCATCTTGAGTTTCCGCAATACTTATGTTTGCACTGTTATAAGTGTAAGGTAATTTATGATTAAATGCTTGTTGTTTTAACATCACATCTAAATTACCAAGTCTTAAATTATCATCGTGAATAGTTGCCCAAAGATAAAAAGGAGAACCCGTCTTTGTAGTTGCTCTGGACAATAACCATGTCATTGCATCTATGGGATTTAAATTAGGAACAATGACTCGCATTTCGGTTTGTACTGAGTCAATGATTTTTTCGTCTGCGTCTAAAGTATACGATATGTCTATGTCTTTGTCAAGTTCTTGTGCAGATATTTTTGCAATAATATCTGATAGTGTTCCTCGATATGAACTTCTTAATCTTTGTACTTCTGAAAGGTATGCGTGTTCGTCTATTAAAGAAAATAAGAAAACACTTGCATTGTCTTTAGCCTTTATCTGTCTATCAAGTCCTACCATAATAAATGTTCTTTCAAACACTGGGTCAACATTTTTACCCATACCCGCAATCTCAATTTTTATTCTTTCTGTACCGTCAAAATTTATTAGGTCATATAAACCTTTATCATCAATAATTGAAATAGTTCCAGTTAGATAAGGATTTTCTAAACTTTCATAAATGTTTAAATCAATGACGTTTGCTTTTACATCAAAAAATTGTCTATCAAATCCACCAAACCTATCTGCAGATATTTGACATTTAGTTATAGAAAATTGTGAAGATTGTGACATAACATTATTGTTTCAATAAACGATTAAACTCAGATACAACCGTATCAATTGACTCAGGTTTGATTACTATTATTTGTTTTAAAGAGTCATTCTTTGCTTCCATTCTTTCTCGAAAAGTGACTGGAACAAGTCCACTGGTATTTAAATTAAATGGGTCAACATCAACTTGTTCACCACTGGTATTCTCATAATGATGTATTGCGTTATATTGTTCGGTTTCACTGGTAATCGTAAGTGTTTGAATAACACCGTCAGTATCAGTATATACTGCAGCTCCACCCGCAGTAAACTTAGTCCCTGATGTTAGTTTGATAACAAGTTGTCCTAAGTCTAAGTTTCTTTTAACTATTGTACCCTTTGCACCAGAAGCATCGTCTTCTATTTCTTGTCCTACGGGAAACAATGCACCCAGATTATCTGCAGTCACTATTGTTCTGTTTGGATACTTGGATATTGCAGCTTCTAGTAATCCACCAGTATCTACAGGCCACCCACTATATCTTAAGTCATCATTCATTAAATAAAATGTCCAATAGTAATCTATACTTCCATATAATTTAAAAGATAAACTATCTGGTCTATCTCCCCCGACAATTGTATATCTGTTTAGAAAAGATACTTCTTGTTTTATCTTATCAATAATATCCACATATTCTGTTAAATTATTAAATAGAACTGGGTCTTCTCTATTACCAAAAGAATATGGAACAAACTTAAAATTTTTAAAATAGTTAGTACTCATTAAAATCCACCTTCTACTATATCGTTTTTCGCAAGAGTTCTTGTTTCTGTAAACGCAAGAGACATATCTATTTCTGCAAATTCTCCGTTGGCATGCATTGCTTGATTGGAAGGATTAAAAGTAGTTGTCACATCACGTAGATAACAAGGTAAGATTTTTGGTGCATTAAAATTCTCTCTATCATCGTATAATATTTTTAAATGAAATCTTTTTGGAAACTTATAACCAATAGATGCTGTTTGGTCACCGATATTAATGTTAATGTTTTCTGGATATAAATTTTCTCTGAAAAATTTAATAATATCTATTACTGTATCATGTTCTTGTTTTGATAACGGGATAAATTTAAATTGAAATGCAAACTCTCGAAGTGCGACTGATTTGAATAATGACCTAGTGTTTGGATTTAAAGTCACACCAGATGCTTGTTTTACTGCAAGTGCAGTTCCCTCTCCACCTAGATACTTTGATATACTTAATTTAGTCATTGCAAGTCTTGCTAACTCTGGTGCTTGTGACTCACTACCCATAAGAGATGACGCAGTCGCACCGACACCACTAAGTAGACTACCAATTAGACTTGATGATGCATTACCACCTGCTTCTGCAAGAGCACCAGATGGCCCTAAATCTGCATTCTCGTATGATGCAGTATCACGAAATGGAATTGCTTGTGGTAAATATAATTTTACAGGCCCTTCCGTTGTGATAAGTGGTGGATTGGACTCATTTATTTTTCTAATTATAGGTTTGAATTCTGACTTTTCTCCTTTAGTTTCTTCTGCATCTTCTAAAGTTTTGATGTCATCTGTTTCATTTTCTCCAGTACCATTTTCCTCACCGTTCTCTTTTTCTTCACCTTCTACTGTTTCATTCTTACTAAATAGAGAACTAAACCCTATCAATGAACCTAAGTCTACGGGTTCTTCATCTATAAGACCAAACTGAATACAAGACTTATAATCTTGAGTGTCATGAAAAGGATATTCAAGTCTATCTGGTTTAGAGACTGCAGATGCTTCTGGTAGGTCATCAAATAATAGACCACCGATAAATTTCTTTCCGAAGTTTGCGACTTTGTTCCCGAAGTTCTTTGATTTATCTGCCATGTATGTTTCCTATAAATACTTTATAGTTCTATTTATACACGAATGAAGACATACAAAGGAAGATATAAAGTAAAAAATACAAAAAAGTATAAAGGTGATTATGAGAATGTCATCTTTCGTTCTCTATGGGAACGCAATTGTTTTCGTTGGTGTGATGAAAATCCAAAGGTACAATCGTGGAGTTCCGAAGAAGTTGTTGTCCCGTATTTTTATGAAGTAGATAAAAGATACCATAGATATTTTCTTGATTTAAAAATAACATTTAAAGAAGGTAAGACTATACTGGTAGAAATAAAACCAGACTCACAAACCAAACCACCCAAAAAAGGAAGTAGAAGAACCAAGGGATTTATTACTGAGGCCGCAACATATGTACGGAATATGAATAAGTGGGACGCAGCGAATGAGTTTGCAAAGGACAATGGGTATGAGTTTCAAATCTGGACAGAGAAAACTCTAGAGTCTATGGGTATTCTACCAAAATCTATGAAACCACTAAAACCTTTCACAAATAGGAAAAAATAAGTATAAATAGAAGTATGTCAAATATATTCCAGAAGTTAGAACTTGCGGCTTTTAGAAATCAAATTACTCCGAGAACTAAAGAGAGTAGAGAATGGTTTATGAAAAAAGCACAAACTATGCGTGGTATAAACCGTGACGAGTTAATGAAAGAAGAACCTTTAAAAAGGGGTGCTCGTAGAATTATTGGTTCTATGCAGATGTTTTTCTATGACCCGAAATACAAAGAGACCTTACCATACTATGATAGGTTTCCCTTGTCAATTATACTAAAACCCGCAAAAGGTGGTTTTCTTGGATTGAACTTACATTATCTACCACCTATACTTCGTGCTCAGTTTCTTGATGCACTTATGGATAATGTCACAAGTAAAAAGAGTGAAGATGCAAAATTTGAATTGACCGTAAAACTTCTTGCAAGTACTTCAAGTTTAGAATTCTATAAACCATGTATCAAACATTATTTGACTGAACATGTAAAAAGTAAGTTCGCAGAAGTAAAAGCACCAGAATGGGAGATTGCAACCTTTTTACCAACTGCACAATTTGAGAAAGCAGACAAAAGAAAAATATACGCAGACAGTAGGAGAATGTTAAGATAATGGCATATAAAATAGATGATATGTTAGCAACCGTAAAAGCTGGAGACGGACTTGCGTTTGCAAATTTATGGAGAGTATTTTTACCACCGATTGGTGGGGTAAACTCTACAGACTTAAATACTTTGTGTAAAGTTGCAGTAATGCCTGGTAGACAAATACTATCAACCGAAAGACAGATTGGTATTCATGTAAATAAAGTTGCATACGGATATGCAAGTGAAGATGTTAATTTAACTTTTTATTGTTTAAATGATATGCGTGTAAGAGATTACTTTGAGAACTGGCAAAACCTTGCAGTCAACCAAGAAACCTCAGAAGTAGGATATTACAAAGATTACACTTTTGACGTGGTCATACAAACACTTAGAAAAGGTGCAATCAATCCTTTGATTAGACCTAAGAAACTATTTGACAATCCTTTACCAGACCCAATCAAAAACCTGATACCACCTATCGGCCCACTTGATATTGCAAACGGTGTCTTTGACCCAGGCCTAGTTGCGGACGGTGCTCAATATCTTGCAGATGCAGTGACCTATTCAACTAAGTTATTAAATGCATATCCCACTACTTTAAACTCATTTCAATTGAGTAATGATTTAGACGGATTACTTGAAGTGAACGTACAACTATCGTATAAGAAATATGAAGTGGTAGAAGGTAATACTAAAGACAGAGCATTAGATGCAACTGGAGTTAAGGATAAATTAAAAGATGCGGCTAAATCTGCAGTGAAAAAAGCAGGTGCAAGGGCCGTAAAAACTGGATTGAGAAAAGCGTTATTTGGAATTTAAATATATATTAATACATTATAGGAGATATTATGAGTGCATTACCTAAACTAAATGCAACCCCTAAACACGAAATGGTCATTCCCTCAACGGGTAAGACTGTTATGTTTCGACCATACTTAGTAAAAGAAGAAAAAATTCTAATGATGGCATTTGAGTCGCAAGATGAAAAATCTGCGATGAAAGCAATGTTAGATACAATTGATGCGTGTGTTGAAGGAGACTATATTAAATCAAAACTTACTACTTTTGATATTGAATACATGTTTACTCAAATTCGTGGTAAGTCGGTTGGTGAGTCTATAGAAGTAAAAACAAAATGTTCTGAATGTGAAACAGAACAACCAATGAAAATTGGTCTTGCAGATATTACTGTAGATGTTCCAGAAGTAAATAATCTCATACAACTAACCGATACTGTTTCAGTTGAAATGCAGTATCCACCATTTAAAACTTTTATTGATAACTTTAAAGAAAATGTTCAAGAAAGTGAATTTGGATTTACTGTTATTCGAGAATGTATATCCGCAGTTATTAGTGGAGAAGAAAGAATAGACATCAATGATGTACCAAGTAAAGATGTTGAAGAGTTTATTGACTCTCTCAACACACAACAACTTCAAAGTATTAGTGAATACGTACAGACTATTCCTTCCATGAAAAAAGAAGTAGAATTTGATTGTCAAAACTGTGGTCATCACAATAAGATAACGATAGAAGGTGTTCAAGGTTTTTTTACCTAAACCTTTCCCACGATAGTTTATATAATTACTATCAAACAAACTTTACTTTAATGCAACAGTTTCAGTACAGTTTAACAGAACTAGAAAATATGATACCATGGGAAAGGGAAATATACTTAACTCTTTTGACAGAATGGATTAAAAAAGAAGAAGAAGCACGTAAAAATGAAGAGATGAAGTATAAATACTAATATGTCGGAACTAACACTTACAGATGTCACCCAAGTACTCTTGAAACAAAACCAAGAGTTGACGGTTAATACTGCGGAAACAAAACAAACTAAATCAGGTATTGACGAGTTAACAAGAGTTCTAGGAGACTATTTTAAAAATCAACAAAGACTTGATGAAGGAGATAGACTAGAAAATAAAAGAGAAGCTAGTGGTGCAAAAGCAGGTGGTGGTAATCTTTCAGACGCATTAAAGGGTGGTGGACTTACAGTCGCAAATACAGCTTCTGGTTTTCTGGGTGCAATAACTGGTTTACTTATTGGACTTACACAACAGTTTCTTTTCAATATAGCAACTGCACTTAAATTTATTAAGAGTAAAGTTTTTGGTAGTAGAATTTTTCTAGCACTAGTAAATCCAATTAAAAATTTCTTTCAGGGTCTTACAAAAGCATTTAATCTAGGATTTAAAAGTGGTAAACTACTCTCTCCCGCTGTTGTAAAAGGATATACAACTTCATTAAATGGAGTTCAAAGGTTTGTATTTTTCTTTGGTAATGCAATGCGACAAATTGCGGAAAAACTTAGACCCATAACAAGAGCATTAACAAATTTAGGAAAACTTGTAAAAGGTAAAGCAATTCAAGGATTTAATGCATTTGTAAAAGGAATACAAAGTCTTTTTAGAACAATAATAATGCCTTTTACAAAAGCTGCGGGTGCGATAAAGTCCGCATTACCAACCGCTGGAACTGCGGGTAAGGCAGTTAATTCTGCAACAAAATTTTTTGGTATTGCAAAGTCATTCTTCCCCGCATTGTTAAAAGCATTTGGAACTTTTGCAAGAGTGTTTTCACTTCTTGGTAGAGTAATTTTCTTACCATTAAATATCATTATTGGTGTAGTACAAGGTGTTCGTGGATTTATTGAAGGATTTTTAAGTGCAAAAGAAAACGATGAAAGTACTCTTAGTGCAGTTTATATGGGTGTATTAGAAGGTATAAAGAAAGCGATTAATACTTTGATTATGTATCCAGCAGATTTACTAATGAAAGGTATTGCATTTTTATTAGAAAAAATGGGTTTTGAAGGTGCTGCTGAAGCATTAAGGGGTTTCAGTTTTGTAGAACTATTTGGTGGTTTAATAGACGGAATAAAAACTATATTCAGTGGGTTAAGTGATAACATATTGGTAGGTTTATTACAAATGGTCGGAAGATTAGCAAAACTACCATTGGCACTTGCGAGTGCAAGTTTGGCTGCAGTTGGTGCTGCAATCATTCCAGGCGGTATGACTGGTGGAGAAGCATTCCGAAAAACATTTAATAAAGTTCTCAAGTTTGGAGAAGGTGGGCCGACTCCAACCGAAGACGGTGGTACTCAAAAAAGAAGAGAAGGTATCGAAGAGACCATGTTAGAAAGACAAGCACAACAAGGTCAAGGTGGTGGTGGTACAACAATTGTTGACGGTAGTTCAAATGTTCAAAACAATGGAGACAACGTCAATTTATCAACTTCAACAGAACAACCTATAGACAATAAAAATAGACTGAAAACGGGTAGTAAAGCCAATAGGGGTCGATAAAAAAACCCCACATTTCTGTGGGGTCTAAAAATCTTGTTTTTAAATTAAGTACTTACTCGTCATTCGCAAGTTTAGCGAAATAACTCAAAGTTTCATCGTCAGACTCAGTTGACGCAACTTCTGGTTCTGGAGTACTTGGTGCAACCACTGGGGTTTCTGCAACCTTTGGTTCTACTGCTTCTGCAGTTTTACCTAAGTCTTCCATTTTCTGAGTTGAACCTTCACCAACAGCTTCTCCAAGAACAACAGACAATCTCTGTTTTAACTCGTCATAAGTTTTATAGTTAGTTGGGTCAACAAACTCTGCAACATCAAACATAGAGTTATAAGTTGCTTC